ATTATCACATGTCCACATTGTAATAAATCAGGTGGAGAACCACTAATGAAAAGATGGCATTTCGATAAATGTAAGGATAATATAAATGGATGACGCAGAATTTAAACAAGAACTAAAAAAATATGGCATCCTAATCCCAATAAGAGAAAGTCCAACTGATAGCCCAACTAAAAATACTACCCTTCCGATAACGATAGAACCTTATCCAATCATTAATGAGTGCATGTTAAATGGATGTGGGCGTAAAGTAGTAGATCAAGTTATTGATATAACTAAAATTAATGGTTATTATAGAAAACAATGTTCGGTATGTAAAAACTACCAACATCCAAATCAAGAAGAATTGGTAAGTAGTTATCATGAATTAATAAATATAGAAAAACCAGTTGAACATATTCATACTGGGAAAACCCATAAAAAAGTTCATAAAAATTCTATAAGTGGTCATAGAAATATATGTTATCGTAAGAATAGAGAAAGTTTTATCGTATCAATAACAGTTAATGGTAGAAAGAAATATATTGGATATTATAAAACATTAGATGATGCAATTATTGCTAGAGATAATGCTGAACAATTACATAATTGTAAAAATTAATATAAATACTATTGATATTATACTGACATTTAATATCAACTCCTATCTTATCCCACTGTTAAAGGTGGGATTTTTTTTACCTGAGATAAATACCATATCAATAAGGAATTCAAATGAAAAATTATAATGATAAAACAGCACTATTAATATACGTGTTGTTATTGGGTATTACAGCAGGTGTCACATTAACTCTTTTGTCAGTTATTATTGATGCAATAAAATAATGTTTAAAAAAATATATGAACAATTTGGGATCTTAAACTCAGATGGAAAAATAAATCTATTTGAAAAGAATCGTCCATGCATGATTAATGGTTGTAATAGAATAATACCAGATCAAACCATTGAACATATATGGATTAATTCAGCACAATATTTTAGAGAAAAATGTAAGGTATGCCATTGTTATAAACATCCATTAAAAGATGAATTAATCAAGGATTATTTTGAGTTAAAAATTGCAGAAGATGAGTTAAAAATTGCTGCAAATTTAGATAAATAAATGTATTACCGAAAGGAGATAGGCAGATGCCACCAAAAGAAAAAGTTGATGAAGTAAAGACCAAACGCAGAAGTATTAAAAATTATGAGATTGATTTACAGCAATTAGAAGATATTGCAAAATTACACGCAACTAATGCAGAAATTGCTCTTTTTTTCAGATGTAGTGCGTCCACATTAGATAATGATCCTTATTATAGTATCATTGTTCGAGCAAGAGATGAAACAAAACAGAAATTGAAAAAAGCCGCATTAAGAAGAGCACTTGAAGAATCATCAGATCAAATGCTAAAGTTCTGTTTAAAGAATTATTGTGGATGGACAGAAAATAATCAAGTAATTCAAGTACAAGAAGATTTAACAAATAATGGATTTACTATTACTGTTATACCACCAAGATCGAGATCAGAAAATAATGATGGATAAAGAAAAACATCCACAATTTGGAAAACATTGGTATCATAATCCTGAAACATATGAAAATGTTATTTGTTTACCAAATGAAATGCCAATTGGATATATTAAGGGAAAATCACCAAAGACCAGGGAGGTTAAATAAATGGCCGTTAACCTAGAATTATTAACTCATCAGTATGAATTATTTGAAGATACCAATACACGTTTTTTAGCTCTTGTTGGCGGCTATCGAACGTGCCGGTAAAACTGTAACTGCATGTATTAAAGCCATTCAGTTAATATCTGTTAATGAATTGCCAGTTATTATGGCAGAACCAACTCATGGTATGATTAAACGAGTATTAATCCCATGTATGGATGAACTTTTATATAAATTAAATCTAAAGTTTGAACTGAATAAATCAGATGGTTATTATAACATATGGATTAATGGAATTCAAAAACGCATTTGGTTATTAAGTGCTGAAAATTATACCAGAGTTGCAGGTATTAGTGCAAGTGCTTTTATAATTGATGAAATTGATTTATTAAATAAAGAAACTGCCATAGCCGCTTGGAATATGTTTACATCTCGTTTAACACGAGGTAAACAAATGCAAGGAATAGCCACTAGTACACCAGAAGGTTTTAATTTCTTATATGAATTCTTTGTTGAAAATGCAGGACCTGATAGAAAGTTAATTAGAGCATCTACTTATGATAATCCATTTATTGATGATTCTTATATAGAAAATTTACGTAACACACATTCAGAACAACAATTAGAAGCATATTTAAATGGTCATTTTATTAATTTAGTCAGGGGACAAGTATATTATGCATTTGATAGAAAAATTCATGATACAAAAGAAACAGATTCTAGAACACATATTCTACATATTGGAATGGATTTTAACGTGGATAATGGAGCTGCATCTATTTGTCAAATTAAAAATAATATAATATATGTCATTGATGAAATATCAGGTACTAGAAATACAGAAGATATGATTATTAAAATAAAAGAACGATATCCAAATAGACAGATAATAATTTATCCAGATGCTGCTGGTAATCAACGTCATACAAGTGCTAGTTTTTCTGATATTGCTTTATTAAAAAAAGCGGGGTTTGAAGTTAAATATAATTCAAAGAACCCATATATTAAAGATAGAGTTGCCTCTGTTAATGCAAGATTTAGAAATGCAAAAAATGAAATACATTGTTATGTGAATACTAGTGTTTGTAAATTATTAACAAAATCATTAGAGCAGCAAGGATATAATAATGGCGTACCAGATAAAAGTACTGGTCTTGATCACCAAATTGATTCATTGGGTTATGTGATTCATTATTTATATCCAATAACAGGGCGTTCATCGATACGTCAGTTTTGATAAATAATCTAAAAGGAATAAAAATGGAAGAAATTAAAATTCTTGGCTTTACATTGCAACAGTGGGTCGAATCAATGGATAGCAATGATGCTGAAAATGTTGAAAAAGCACTTTGCTATTATGATGGTGATCAAGAAGAAGCAATGGAAAAATTGTTATCTGATAATCAACGAGGACGTAAAAACTGGCGTGAAAGAGGTATTATACCACGTTTTAGAAATTTGACTAATATGATTGTTGAAAAATCAGGTAAATTATTTAAAGATAATCCACCAGTTATTACTGCTGAAACAGAAAGCTTAACACACGCCTTAATGAGCGAATTAGAAGCTGCTAATTATATTGAATTCTTCCAGAATCTTGATAGCACTGTAAGATTAGTAAAAACAGCATTAGTATTAGTTCAGTATGATAGTACTGATAATACACTGGCATTTGAATTATTACATAGAGCTAATTCTTCAATTATGCTTGATCAATCAATGAAACATATTCAAGCATTAGTCTATAAAACGAGTGAAATGGATAATATCGAAACATATCGAATTATTACTATAGATGAATATATTGATTTAATTGAAACAGAAGATGAATATACAAATGTAAAACGTGTAGCAATTACTAATAGAGAACCTAATCCATATGGTATTATCCCAGTTACCTTTTTTCATGATACCAAGATACCACGTAATGGATTTTGGAATAAACCAGGAATGGATTTAATTAGTATTAATGAATTATATAATCTTCATTTAACTGATAGTGAATATGCAATTAGTTGGGCTAAATTGCCAACATTATTCACTAATTGTGAATTCGCTGAAACAGAAGATTCATTAGAAGAATCAGTTCCATATGGTAGTAAGTATCCGCATTTAACCCAAGCTGCTCCTGAAATTATTGGTGGTCCATCTCGTGCTATTCAATTAAATAGCCAAGGGGTAGATAGTCCATTTATCGAATACAAGAGTCCTAAAATTGATATTAAACCATTGGATGAAACCATTGGTGGTTGGATACAACAATATGCATATGATTGGAGTGTTAATTTAGTAACTGGAAATGGCACTGCTAATAGTGGATTTCAATTAGTTGTCGAAGAAATACCAAATCTTGAATTACGCCAACAACGCAGTAAACAAATGGCTGCTGGTATTAAAAGATTATATTCTATTATATCAACAGTATTAAATACTGCACGTGGCAATAATATATTTACAGGAAGTATAACAGTTGAATTTACACAACCTAAATTACCAGTTGATATTAAGCAGAACCAGGAAGCCTGGGATTTAAAAATTGCAGGTAATCGTGCAAGTGTGATTGATTATTTAGTGGAAGAAGAGGGATATACTCGTGATGAAGCTATTAATAAATATAATGAGATTAAACTTTTTAATCAACAATGATAAATATATAAATAATATTAAAGGCTAGACGGCCAAGGAAATACTAATATGTCAGAAGACGTTATTAATGAAGAAACAAATGAAGAAATTACCGAAGTAGAAATTACTGCATTATCAGCAGAAGAAGAACTAAAACGTGTTACCGAAGAATTAAATAAAAAACAAGATTTGATTCGTCAACTACGCAAGTACGAGAAATCTCAAAAGGAGCAAGCTCAGAAAGCACTAGAAGAACAGGGTAAATATCGTGAGTTATATGAAGCTGCTAATGAAAAACTTACAGCATTCGAAAAGGAATTAATTAATAGTAAAATTGATGCAGCATTAGATACTGAATTAAAAAATAGCAATGCAAGATCAATTGAAACTGTTAAAAAACTAATTGATAGAAGTACAATAGACGTATCAGAAGATGGTGTTGTTAGTTCAGAATCAATTAAAGCAATTATATCACAATTACAGGAAACTGATGCTGTATTATTTGACAGTCCAGTAATAAATACTCCAGTAATTAAAAGAGCATCAGAAGAAACATCGGTTGTTTCTTTTGAAACAGAATTAAGAAATGCAAAAAGTCAAAAAGACATTACCGCAGTTCTTAAAAAATATAATAAAATTTAATAAGGAAATAAAATGCCAGCATTTACAACTACTATGAGTACAACCGCCACATTAGATGATTCTATTGTTTTGGCATATGACCAATCTTTCTTGGTTGCAGTTGGTCAAGAAAATGTTATGGATTCTTTGGTTTCACGTAAAGTTGAAGTCGGAGCTAAATCTATTAACTTCACAAAATACAATCGTTTAGCATTAGCTACTACTCCATTGACTGAAACTGATGATTTAGTTTCTGAAGCAGTTACTGATTCTAGCGTGATTTTAACCCCAGCAGAATATGGTAATGTTGTTACTAAAACTTCATTAGCATCATTGCAAAGTGGTGGTAAAATCGATATGGCAATTCCACAATTGGTTGGTATCAATGCCGCAACTACTAAAGATAAATTAGCAGTATTAGCACTAGATGCATCTAGCAATGTTTATGTTGTTGGTGGTAAAGCAGAAGGTTCAGTATTGGCAACTGATGTTGCTTCACGTACTTTCTTGGGTTATTTCTATAACAAATTAGCACGTGCTGGTGTACCTAAATTCAATGGTGATTATGTTGCTGTATTGCATGATGACATCATCGCTGATTTACGTGCTGATACAACTAATGGTTCTTGGATTGATGTTAACAAATATTCTAACGTGACAGAAATCGTTTCTGGTGAAGTTGGTATGTATGCAGGTTTCAGAATCGTTCGTAACAACCAAGCTACTTTCGCTGACCAAACTGGTGCTGGCTTGATTGACTTGTATAACTGCTATTTCATGGGCCAAAATGCTCTAGGTTTAGCTGAATCACGTCAAGTTGGTATGACATTCACAGGTCCATTCGATAAATTGGGTCGTTTTGTTAACGTGGGCTGGTATGGTGCTTTCCAATACAAAATCGTTGATACTGATGCTGTATGGGTTGGTAAATGTGCTAGTTCTGTTGGCTTGAACGCAGCTTAATCAGCAACCAAATAGAAAAGGGGGCTTCGGTCCCCTTTTTTTATGTCTAGTAAAAATGATAAATAATATATAAATAAAGGATAATAAGGAGCTAGTATGGCACGGAAAAAAATCGAATCAATCGAAGAAGAATTTGTTGAAATAGTTGAAGAAAAATATACTGTAAAAGTATTAGAAGCATTTAATGCCAATATTAATAATCGTGCATTTTCTGGTAATATTGGTGATACTATTGTATTAAATAAAACAGAATATAATGTATTAAAACAAAAGGTAATTAAATTATGATAGTAGAAGATGGCACAGGTATTTCAACTGCCAATTCATATTTAACTGTACAAGAAGCAGATGATTATTTTACCACTTATGGTAATACCAATTGGGATGCAGTTACTGCAGATAAAGAACTGGCACTTATTCAAGCAACTCAAGCAATTGATTTATTATATGGTGAGAAATATATTTCATATAAAGCAATTGAAGCACCAGGTGCATTATTATGGCCTAGACAATGGTGCTATGATAATAATCAACAATTAATAACTGATTCAACTATTCCAGTAACATTGAAACGTGCTGTTAGTGAATTAGCACTTATGTCATTAATGGGTGAAGATATTATTCCATTAGAAAATGATGAAAATGGTGTTAAATTAAGTAGAATTCAGATTGATGTTATCGAAATAGAAACTCAATATGCTAATGAGAAAAAAGTTTCAGAAACATTTACAGGGTTTAGAAAAATAGATTTATTATTATCAGCTATTTTGGTTAAGAAAAATAAAACTAGTATTACCTTGAAAAGATAAGGAGAATAAATGAATTATCTGAATATGCAGAAAAAAATCACTGGTGTATTTAAATCATATGGGCAATCATGTAAAGTATTGCATCAATCGGGATCTGTAAGTTATGCCAATAGTGTATTTGGAACAGATGCTACTGCTGACAATAAAAATTTAGTTAGTATTCAAAGCAAAATAATTTATCTCTCAACTACCAAATATCAGATACAACCAGGTGATCAATTATTGATTAATCGCATAACATATTATGTTGATGTAGTAGAAGATTATAATCAAAATAATGTCAATCTTGCGTGGAAAATTGGAGTACTAGATTAATGTCATTTAAAACTATACATGCCAGTTTAGATACTAAACTTAAAACAATCACTGGTTTACCTAGATTACAGGAAGAAAATGTTCGTATTAAATTAGGCAGTGGTACTAGTGCTTGGTGTAGAGCTACATTATTACCAGCTAAAACTGTTATAGCAACAGTTGGACAACAGGGATTTAACCAATATAATGGATTATATCAAATTGATTTATTTTATCCAAATAATGCCACTTATGTTGACTGTTTTGATATGGCAGATACTATTATAGCCACTTTTATACCAGGGTTAATACTTGATAATACTAGAATAACTAATTCATATATTCAACCAGGTTATACTAGTGAAGCAAATTATTATGTTGTACCTGTTATTATTGAATGGGAACAATATATTAATAGACCACAATTATAGGAATAATTATGTATAATATAGACGGATTAGAAATTAAACAAGAAAAAGGTATCTGGATTGTTAGTGAAACAATTGATGAAGTTACTAGATCTTTTACTATTAATGGATTAGAACCATCACAAGATTGGTTTTGTCCATATGAAACTATTAAGCGCATATTAGCAGTATTAGTTGCTGATAAACAATTATCTGAGGAAGTTTAATGGTACAAGGAAGAAAACCTTTATCTGATCTTGAAGATAAGATAACCAAGCAGTTAAGAGAACACATAGCAGCTCAACCAGCAGATAAAAGAAAAGAATTTATTAAATCAATACAATGGAAAAAAGTTGGTGGTGAATTCAAACCTATATTTAAGGAAAAAGTTAAGGATAAAACATCATTAATAACATCACGTGCTCAATTACAACCAGATGATATTTCATCTACTGCAGTTGGTGAAAAATTAAGTTTCAATATACCAACTATTAATGGTTTTACTAATACAAGTAGTGTTCAATTATCAATTGATACTCAAAATATGGCTAAAGAATTAGCAGATGAATTAATTGCAGTAAAAGATAGATATATTGATGAATTATTAATGGCTATTCGTGAAAAAACACCAGTTGGTGAAACAGGTCGTGCTCGTAATGGATGGACACGTATTAATGATAATATTATCAACCCAGTGCCATATATTAAATACATTGAAAATGGTACATTATATAATCGTCCAGTAGGGATGATTAAAACAACTGTTGCTGAATCACAACGAATATTAGATTTAGCAGCTGGACAAGTTTTATCTAGTTATTAAGATAAATAATAATATATTAATTTAAGGAAAATAAAATGGCAATAGCAACTGGTTCAAATAGTCGTATTGGATATATTACAGAAGTTACAGCTGGTACAACTCCAGCAACTCCTGCTTTCAATGTATTTCCAATTAATGACTTCTCATTACAATTAACTAAAGATACATTTACTGATGCATCAATTTATGCAGATAGACAAAATCATTTCTTTAAGCATGGCAATAAAAAAATTGGTGGTGATGTAACTGTTACATTATTGGGTGTAGGTGCTGCACCTACTGGTAATACATTATTCGATCCATGGTTTGAGTCATTGTTTGGCGCTGCTTGGACATCTAATGTATTAAAGATTGGTAATACACCTAAATCATTTACATTTGAAAAAACAATTACTGATACTGCTGGTACTAATAATTATTTTAGATTTAAAGGTATTCAAGCTACTACTTTAGCACTTGACGTGGCACTAAATGCTCCTGTTAAAGCTAAATTTGGTTTCATAGGTATGGATGCAGATGCAATTGCAACTAGTATTATCACAGGTGCTACTTATGTTGCTCAACCAAGTGCTCCACAACCAATGGTTCATATTAATGCTAATAACTTATTCAAAGAAGGTGGTACTGCTACTACTTTGATGACTGCATTTAGTCTTAATATTGCTGATGGCAGCGATGCTAACCATATATTAGGTTCAGCTGTTGCTAGTAGTATTACTAAATCTAAAGCCACTATCACTGGTAGTGCAACATTTTATTTTAGTGATGCAACATTATATAATAAATTTGTTAATGAAACACAAAGTTCTTTACAAGTAAAATTAAGTGATGGTACACGTGCATATGATATCTTGTTACCAGCAGTAGTTTATAGTGCTGCTACACAGGTTATTAATAATGACAATGTAGTAATTGTTACTATGCCATTCACTGCTGTATATGATAGCACCACTGGTACTAGTATCCAAATTACACGTTCATAACCCACACTAATAAAAGGGGTCGCAATGACCCCTTTTTTATGATATAAAAAGATAAATAAAAATAACAAAGGAGAAGCTAGTATGGCTAAAATCTTAATACCCGCATTAATACCACAAGTCCACAAAGTCATTATTAAACACCCAGTAACAGGTGAAACAACTTTTCAATCACTCGATGGAAGTGAAGTTCAATTGATTATTCATGTTGTTGGTAGAAATAGTAATCAGTGGTTAGATTTTATGCGTGAATTAAAAGTATCTGGGTCAGATGACCGAAATGAATTGTTTTCTCGTATTTCAGAAAAATCAAGAGAATTTGTAGCTAAATTAATCGTTGGTTGGGATGAAAATGGTGCAATAAATGAAAGTTATTCAGAAGAAGCAGCACTTAAATTATTAATGGATGCAAATAATACCTGGATATTGGAGCAATTGCAAGCTGCAATTTTAGATGAAAACAATTTTTTTTTAATGAGTTTCAAGAATTAATAGAATATATTGAATTTACTGCTAGATTGAATACCCCTGTTGGTGATTCAACACCACGCAAGATGTATGAAGAAGCACAAAAACAGGGTATGCCTACACCGCTTGATAATCCACCAACATATTCTACTTACTTTGAACAATTGGTATTATTGTTCTGGGATATAACTCATTATAAAACAGAATATAATTCATATATTGCATTATCAATGATTGAAAGTTATCAGAATTTATTTGAAGTTAAAATCCATCCAACTTATATTTCATTATTATGCCGAATGGATAGAGCATATGTGATTCAAATCAATAAAATATTAAAGGAAACAACAACATGAGTTTATTAAATATAGCGGTTAGTTTAACAGGCGGTCAACAAGCATTATCAATAATATCAGACCTTGGTAATGCAATGGTGGATACTGCTGTTAAAGCAGACCGCATGACTTCAATGATGGAAGCAGCTAGTGGTTCTATGGCTGGATTAAAAGCTGCTGAAGTAGGTGCTGTAAATCTAAAATATGTTGCTACTGTTGCTGATGAAATGGGATTAAGTATCTATGCAGCCAGTGATTCATTCGCTAAATTAACGGCTGCTACTAAAGATACTGCACTTGAAGGGAAAGCAACCCGTGAGATGTTTGAATCATTAAGTGCTGCTAATACTAAATTAGGTGGTAGTACAAGTGATTTAATGGGCATGTTAAATTCTTTCACACAAATGATTAGTAAAAATACTGTATCAATGGAAGAATTACGTGGTCAGTTAGGTGAAAGATTACCAGGTGCTATGAAATTAGCTGCAGATTCAATGGGATTATCAACTGAAGAACTGATTAAAATGATTAGTCAAGGTGATGTTGCAGCAAATGATTTATTACCACGTTTAGCAAAGGCAATTAATGATACTTACAATGATGGTAAATTCGATACCGCTGCTTCTAATCTTAATCGTTTAGGAAATGCTTGGGTTAAATTTAAAGAGTCAATAATTAATAGTGATTTTGTAAATGCAAGTATTAAATCAGTAACAAATGTAATTGATTCAATGTCAGATAAATTAGATGATGAAATATCTAAAACTGAAAGAAGAATTAAAACTTATAAATCATTAGTAGCTAATGCTAAACGATTGTATCCTGAAGGAGTATCTAGTCCAGTTGCGTCTATTGTTGAAATAGGTGGATATAATGTAGATGTAGAACAAGCAAAATTAGATGCATTAATTAAACAACGCGATGAATATAATAAAAGTATATCACAAGTAGGCCAACCATCTGATAAAATTACAATTCCAGCCTATGTTGCTGATACTGCACAATTTGTTCGTGATCAAGAAGAAGATAAATTAAAAATTGTTGAAAATAAACGTCAGAAAGCATTAGATTCAGAAAAACAAGCATATGAATTATCAATCAGAATGGCAGGTGATAATGCCATGATGAAAGAGAATATTGAACGAGCACATAAAGAACGTCTTAATGCAATTAATGAAAAATATAATGACCAACAGAATGTTTTAATAGAATCACAAAATAAGAAAACAACTACAGCTAATGATAAAGCTGCACGTGAACATGAAGCCATGATGGAAAGATCACGTGATTTAATGTCTAATCTTCAAAATGATTATATGACCATTACCAGTAAAACATATACTGATGGTGTTGAAAAGATCAATGGTTTAGCAGAAGCACAGAGCAAGGCTGAAGAAGAAAAGGTTAGAAATGCACATATAACTGGTGCTGAATTAGCTAAAGCAGAAGAAGAATTAGCTAAAGTAAAAATTGCTATTAATGAAAAAGCTGCTGCTGATATTGAGAAATTACAATTAGAAGAACGCCATAAAATTGTTCAATATCAAAATATG